AATATTTTAATATTTCTTTAATAATCCATTTATGTGCTTGGTTTGAAAAGTATTCATCTGATAAAACATCGTGAATACTAATTAAAAATTTCTTATCTGTTAATAAACACGATATTACTTTTATTTGGAAAATATTTCCATATTTGTCTAAAGTCGATAATGTCATAACTTCTATTTTATTTAAATGTAATAATTAACTTTGTAAAAGCCAAATATAATTACATATTATTTATAACTTGCTAATTGTGTAAAACTATTTTTTAACCAAAAATCTACATTTCTAATCAAATGCCCGAGTCCATCTTCATTATATAATTCTAAAAATTCTTGGGGGTGAAACTGAGGTATGGGGCTCTCAATAGCATTTTGAATATTAATTTTGTCATTTTCATCTAATAAAGGATTAGATAGATCCATAAGTTTATAATTCTGTTCTAATCTATTTTTTTCTAAAACTACTCGAGCATATACATCGTGTGTTTTGTATTTTGATTCTGCTATACTAAATATGTCCTCTAATGTAAGTATGCGAGTTGCTAATTCAGGGAATTTTTTTAATAACCCCTTCTCACCTAATCCTTTTATTCCAATAATCCTATCAGAAGCATCACCTAATAATACTTTACGTAAAATAAAATTTTCAGGTAATAATCCATATTTTTCTTTTACTTGATTATATGAAAATACCTCTTTTTCTGTAGGGCGAAATATATTGACTTTTTGAGTAGCAAGCTGTAAAAAATCCTTATCTGAAGATACTATGGTAATAGACGTATTATATTTATTAGGCATATAACCTGCCATATATGCTATAACATCGTCGGCTTCTGCTTTGTGTATAGATAATAATTTAACCGGCAAACATTGTAAATAATGTATTAATCTTGATATTTGCCCAATTTTGGCATTATTTTCATCATCAACATCATCAAACACCTCCCAATGTGTAATTCGTGTTAAATTCCTACCAGATTTGTATTCGGGGAGCAGGTTTCTTCTGTTTGTAGAAGCACCTGCTCCGTCGAATACAACATACACTGAAGATGGTCTAATTGTGTCAATTAAATATCCTAAAGAGCGTATAAAACCTCCCATCCCCCCTATATGCACACCATCTGGGTTGGTGAATCGCATGGTAGTAAAGTTTCTAAAGAATAAGTTTAAAGCATCAATTAATAAGACATGATTGTGTTTATCAGAAGATACATCATCCTTATCCTCAATTACATTATTAAGGAGGTTTAAAAGCTCTTTATTCATATTTAATCTGGTTCTTGGGAAAATATATTGGTTGTTTCAAATGTATCTTCTTCTTCAAAGATATCAAAATCTATTCCACCAAGTATTGCACTCCATTCTTTAGCATGAGCATCCTTATAGGATTTAATTTCTTTATCAGAATCATTAATAAACCCATGAGGTGTTACTACAATTTTTCCCCTTGACTGCACACCATTTATATGGTTTTTATCAATTTGAACATTAGTGCGCTTAGCAAACTCAACTTGTTTACCATCTTTAATGGCTTTAATTTTTGATGTGCCAGCATTTGCTACATTACCAAATGTAATAACAAATGTAGCATCAAACCACATTGCGAACCCACCTTTATTCATAAGTTTAGGCTGTCCCATAGGAACTTCAGCTTTAGCTGTCCAAACTTTATTAACACATACCAATGTATTAGTATAAGGTGAAGATTCTTTGCGAGATAATGTAATTTTTTGATTTACATTATTACCAAATTGAGTTGACATAGCACCTGCGTTCCATTCATTATTGTTTTTATTGGATTTAACTGATAGTTCACATGGCACAGAACCTATTGAGTCCCATAAAAATAATAAGTCATATGGAAGATTTCCTTTCTTTTGTTCGTCAAGTAAATCTAATATAAATGCGGCTACATCTTCTATTGTATGAAGGTTTTCACGATCAACATATAAAAATTGACCCTCATAATCTAATAACTCGCCTGTTTCTTCATCAACAACACGTTTAACTTCCAACCCCATTTGAGTAGCATGCTCCCAATTCCATTTCATTTCAGTAACGATGAAAACAGGTAATACTCCCATTTTTTGAGCAGACACAGCTGCTTCAATCATCGCAGTAGTCTTACCAGTATCCGAGTGACCACGTAGTAAAACTATGTGGCCCATCGGAATACCGGGTACTGATGTTGTTTCTTGAAAAGCATGGCTCAAAGGAATCCATTTTTGATCTTTAAACTTAACACTTGAATTAAGTAATTTTTTAGATTTAAATTTATTTAAATCAAATCCTGCTCTAAGTTCAGCAGATACTGCTGCATTAAGCGATTCACTTTTTTTACGAGCCATAACTATTTTTTAATTTAAAATGGGAGATCGTTAGAATCGTGCTCTGTTTCTTCTTCAAACAAGCTATCAAATTTTTCTGCTTTGTTTACTTTAACAGGAGCACTTTTTGTAGCATAATTTGTAGCTGGCTTCTCAGGAGCAGGGGCTGCTGCTTCTTCATCTTCCTCAGGGGTTAACCAAGATTGAAGTGCTTGTTTCATTTCATCAAATGAATATTTTCTAAACGACTCGATCGGGTTAGGCTGATTTTCCAAAACATTTTTAACATATGATTTCTCTTCAGAAATCGGTGTTTCTTTAGTACGAGGCATAATACTTGTTTTGTTGTATGGAGTACCTGTAACTTCAGGACCAACAGTTGTTAATATAATGTCTCTACCTGTTGCAACATCAGTAAAATCACCTACGTCTTCATTATCAGCCAAGTTCAAGAAATCCGTATATGTTTCTTTACCAAATTGCCACAAACGAACACCTTGATCTTCTTCACCACGGACAATTACCGGAGCAAAAATACGGACTTTTGGGTCCAATTTGCGGGCCAATCTCCAATTTTCCTTATCGCTTGTTTTACGAAGCTCTTTAGCAAACTCAGCGATTGGATCTCTTTCTCCCCAATTTGTGGGCGACAACATTGTATTATTACCAATACCATAGTAAAAATACAATTCGGTAAACGGATTTTTCTTATTATACTTGTTAGGTACAATACGAATGGTCTGTTTACCAACAGAGGGTTTCCAAAAAACCTTCTTCTTCTCATCTGCTTTCTCAGCAGATTTCGATTGCATTTCTTGCAATCGGCGTTTCATTTCGTTTAAATCCATAACTTTAAAAATTTATTTGGTTTGTAATTAAATGTAATAACTAATTTTTGGAAAGCCAAATTAAAGCTCAATAATCCTAAAAATCTTTGTATTCAATTGTTTGAACTGTCCTTCCTGAGTAAGTAGAATGCAATTTTTATAATGTTGCCATTCTACTCTGTAACTTGTATCTACAATGCCCCCATTTAATGATTTTATAAGTTCATTTAATGCGTTTATAGTGTATAACGTATTAGTTGCTTTGTTTCGGTGAACAAGTATAGTGCCCGCCGGAATATGCGATATATTAACTTGATCTATATTATAAGTTAAAGCATATTCTCCCGTATTTTTAACATGCAATACAAATATTTTATTGTATTTGATTGAGTACGAGTTAGTTATATCTGATATAAGTGCATCTAGATTTTCTTGATCTACAAATGTGCACAATAGTTTATTATCCAAGTCTATGATATTTAATGAGGTTTCTCCCCCATAAATATCATCATATTTGCGTAAAGTCGTAAGATTTTCCATAACTGATTTTAATATTTAATTTATATTTTTTAAAAATGTTTATAATGTCATCTAAAATGTTTTCATTCTCATCCCAATCTAATAAAAAAGCATCATAGGTATATAATACAACTTGGGTATTTTTTCCTCTTAATAACCTAATTATCTCTTCCAATATACGAACATTATTTGCGGTCTCCAACCCTTGTAGTATATAGTTGAAAAGCTTTTGTGGGTTCATATTATCTAATTTATCCTTTTTAAGGCAATGACCCGAAATTGGCACGATAACTTGACCTAAGTTATTGAATTCTTCCCATTTATCGTTTATAAACGATCCAATTTTTTTAAAAAACTCCAAATTTTTGTATGTTTCAAATACGCCACCATACATTTGCTGAAATGTGATTGTTTTAGCTTCTTGATAGGATACGCCATACATTTTGGCAAATGAGTCGTGTACGTCATCGCTATCAAAAGTGAAATCAACCAAATAAGCAGCCAAAACAGGATGATATGCTGAAATGTCAATTTCTATAAATTTAGAGTTTTTAGGTATGAATGCTTTTCTTGCCCCATTGTTTTTTGGTATAGCTAAAAAATTAATGCCATTAAAAGTGTTACTTGGTCTGCTGGTAGTGGTATCCAAGTTATATTGTGTATATATCGTTTTATAGTGTATATTACGCGCGGCCTCATAATTTTCATGGAAGGCGTCGAATATGGATTGATCGATGTGTATCCCTTGAGATTCAACATAGTAAAAACATTTTATAGCTAAGTCCTTGAATTTATTAACTGGTGTAAAGTCTTTAATTCCATTATAAATATGAGTATATTTTTCATAGTGTTTAGATATTGGAATTAGGCAATTGGGAGATGGATGTGATTTGTATAAGTTAAATACGGGAGAGTGTATATACGGAGGAGAGGGAGGGGTGTGGAGCTGCTGGGCATGTCTCAACACAAAATAGTGTAGCAATGTTTTTTTATCTGCTACATATATTTTATTTATAGAACTAAGGGCTCTAATGGCATCTTCTAAAGATAATGATAGTGATTCACTATGATTTATACATAATATGTATCCCTTAGTGTCCTTGAGTGGCCTTATGTATATTAAGGATATTTGGTTAATTGCTGGGTGGACCGAATCGTTGTGAGGGATTATTTCAACAAATGCCTCTTCATGTCTCTTGTAACAAAATTTGTTTAATTGGTCTTGT